GTCCAGACCATTGGCGACCTCATGACGCTGCACAGTTTCTGGAAAGCCAAGGTGCTGGCCGAGGGCTCAGCGCAGTCCATCGCCGCAGGCCTGGGCAACCCCCGCAACCTCTACACCCGATTTGTGAGGCTTTGATGCTTAACGCAACTTCACCCCACTGGGAGACCGCTTCCCGCGTTGCGCTGCCATCCGGCAACGTGGTGCCGGACCTTACCGTCAAGCGCAGCCAGGTGCTCACCACCTGGAACGCCCAGCGCCGTGCCACCCGTGGCGCTGCCCTGCAGCGTGAACGCCAGGCGGTGCAAGAGCGCTCTTACGCGGGTGCCTCGGTCAACCGGCTCAGTGGTGATTGGTCAGCCCTGAACACCAGCGCCGACAGCGAGATTCTTACCAGCCTGCGCATCCTGCGGGCACGCAGCCGCCAGCTGGTGCGTGACAACGAATACGCCAAACATGCCGTGCGTGTCATCACCAACAACGTGGTGGGCAACGGTATCGGCATGCAAGCCCAGGTCATGAGCGCCGGTGGCAAGCTGCAGACCAAGATCAACGACAACATTGAAGCCACCTGGGCCAAGTGGTCCAAAAAGAAAACCTGCCATGTGGCTGGCCTGCTGAACTTTGCCGAGATTGAACGCCTGTGCATGGTGCAGTTGGTCACTGCGGGTGAAGCCATCGTGCGCAAAATCCGCACACCCTTTGGTGGTGGCAACATCCCGCTGGCCCTGGAGGTCATGGAAGCCGACTTGCTGCTGGACAACTGGCAGACCGCCCGCGCTCCCAACGGCAACGCCATCCGTATGGGTGTCGAGATTGACGAATGGCACCGCCCGGTGGCGTACTGGTTCAGCCCCAAGCACCCGGGCGACTACCAGTTCACCACCTTCGAGCCTTCGCGCTTTGTGCGCGTACCGGCTGAAGACATCATTCACCTGTACATCGTGGAGCGCTGGCCCCAAAGCCGCGGCGAGCCCTGGTTTCATGCGGCGCTCAAGACGCTGCACAACGTCGGCGGCTATGAAGACGCCGAGATCGTCAAGGCCCGCGCCAGTGCCAACATCGTCGGCTTCATTCGCAGCCCCGAGCCGCTGGCTGCAGACGGCATTGCCAATGGCCGCCGTGTCATCGACACCGAGCCCGGCACCTGGCAGACCCTGCTGCCGGGCGAAGAGGTCTCAGGCTACGCACCCAACACTCCCAACCCTGCGGTTGACCCTTTCCTGCGCTACATGCTGCGCAAGATGGCGGTGGGTGTGGGCGTCAGTTACGAAAGCCTCAGCCGCGACTACAGCCAAAGCAATTACAGCTCAAGCCGCATGGCCTTGTTGGATGACCGTGACCTGTACCGTGTGGTGCAAGGCTTTGTCTGCCGCAATCTGCGCGAAGACATTCACGGCGAATTCATGGACGCCGCTGTCCTGGTGGGTGAGATCAAAGTCGGTGGCGACTACTTCACCAACCCTGCCAAATACCAAGCCGTGCGCTACAAGCCACGCGGCTGGAGCTGGATCGACCCGGCCAGAGAAGTGGCCGCCTACAAGATGGCCGTGCGCTCAGGCTTCATGACCGTGGGCGACGTGATCGCCCAAACCAGCCCCGACAGCGACGTGGAAGACACGTTCAAACGCCGCGAAGAAGAGCTTGATATGGCCGACGACATGGGCCTGGTGTTTGACACCAACCCGGCGCAGGTCACTGAAAAAGGCCAGGAGCAGGGCGCTGCTGCACCTGCACCTGGTGAAGGTGCCGCACCAGCTGCAGGCGCGGCTGATGACGATGCCCCTGCTGATGACAAGACGATAAACACTAAAGGATGAATGACATGACACTCAAAATCAATATTCGCAACGGTGTATCCATTAGTGGCGGTGATTTAGGTTTGTTGACCGCAACTGGCAATCCGTGGACTGTTCCAAATGAGCTGGCACATGACTTGGTAAACCGTGGAGCAGCGGACCCTTTTGGGTGGCCCCTTCCATTTGTTGGCACGGCACGGACTCAAGTCGGCTTGGTGATCTTGGGCCAGTCAAACGAACTGGGTCAAGCGGAATTGGTGAATGCATCAGCGGTCAATCAAATGGCTTTGTATCCGCAGGCATTTAGAAGTCTCGTAAATCCAAACATCACCTCATATTTCCCAGGAGTCAATCAGCTTACAAAACTGGCATCTGATGGACAGCTTTATCCGCTGGGATCACCTTGGTGCAAGGTCTACGATGATCTTTGGAATGCCGGATATGAGGCCCACATTTTCAATGGATCTATTGGGTCGCTCTCATTCTTCACTGATGCTGTTGCGTACCCGAGGGCTAGGGCGAATAGTGCAAATTACTTCCGTCAGCGTCGCGCTGCTGGATTTTATGGTCCATCCGATATGGGATGTCAAGGGACAGTGATTATTCAAAACGGCTACGTTTTTGAGTGCACCACGGGTTCTGAATTTCTTGCTGTCCTGCGCAACCAAGGGCAAAAGATAGTCAACTCGTCTGGCGATTCAATCCCTGACATGTTGGACTATCTCTATAGCCCAACGGCGGCAAAAAAACTGACTGCGGCTGTAGCTCCGGACTTTACGCTAGCGACTGCCCTTGGTTCTACTGTTACCGATGGCGCTGTGGTTTGGACAAATATGGGTCTGGCATCTGTGAACGGCTATGCCCAAAACCAAGCCTTCACTGTGGCAACATTGTTGGGTGGCGTGACTCAACCCGGGATGGATCCATATGGAATTATTCGTAGGGCGGAAACCGCAGCACAGGACATGCGCATGCGGGGCATCAAGAAAGTTCTCGTCTATCTGTGTAATGGCCAGTCTGATACTGGCGCATCCACATCCAGCGCAAATTACTCATTGTCATTGCAGATCATGGCAAAGTACTTTAGGTCACAGGGCTTTGATGTGGCCATTGGTTTATCAACCTATACGCTGGCAGATGCCACAGCAAATTGGGATACCTTGGTGGCGGGACGTAACGCTGCGCTAGCTGCGCTCGCATCTGATACTGGAGTACATGCTGGTGCTGATTTATATACGCTGATGGGCAATGTCGAGGGTGCAAACGGTCTTACCCACATCACCGTCGGTACAGCTGCTAACAAAAATGCCCATATTGATGCACAAGCTCAAATTGTCGCGGGTGGGTATCACTCCGCAGCGATTCTGGCGGCGCTGGCGGCATAACCCAATCTCTCAGACCGCATGATTTCAACCTACCATTGGCCTCTTGGGACAGGATTCGACGTGACGAACTGTGAGTTCAGTTTGCTGGAAAAATCATTTGAATTCACGGGAAATCTTTCCGAGTCGGTCCATAGCTGTTTTGTGTTTGAGCATCAAGGCATTAAGTTTCTTGCCATCGGCGGGCAGAATATTGAGATTGGGGGTGCCCATGTTTCTCCCAGCTCTTGCGAATTGCTCCTCACCTCGGTAGCCCGAACGGAAGTAAATGTCGGAGATTTCTTGCTCGATGGCATGCTTTTCCAAATATGCGAAGACGAGTCTTTTTACACTCGCGTGCTGTCCGAGCGAAAAATAGACGCTACGAATATTTGGCGGCTGTGTGAGCCTTATCTTGACTCTGTCATCAGGCATGAGAACTGTGTGCTTTGCGCCAGAGTCTCCGAAGGAATTGGCCGTCACATCCCACATGCGCCCGTCGTTATCCTGCCAAACGGAATGATGTTCAGCGCAAATATATGCACGGGGGCGCATGCGCAGCAACCAACCGATAACAGCGACACCTCCATGCTCAGCAATTTGAGCATCGACGTTCCAGTAGCAATTGGATGCTGGCCTAAGTCGGCTGTAAAGCGGGACAACGATTGGCGCGTTATGGCAGCCAATCGTATCCATCACCTCGCTCAGCTTGGGGTGATCAAGAGGCACAGGGGTAGACGCACTCATAGCTTAAAGCCTTCCCGAAACGAAAAAGTTTAACCATCTCTGCACCAAGATTACGGCAATGTGCCGTCACCCAGAATGTGATTAGGCGCTAAATGTTTTCAGCAAATCCGAGCCCGCCACGGGAAACCACGGCGGGTTTTTTATGCCCGAAAGAAACCAATGAAGAAAAGAACTTTACCCGACTCGCTGACCCCGCAGATGCGCACGGCCACGATCCGCATGACGCTGGCTGCAGATGGCCAGCGTGGTGCTGCGGTGGATGACGTCAACCGCACTTGCCAACTGGCCTTCAGCTCTGAAGAGCCTGTGAGCATGTGGTACGGCTCTGAGATTTTGAGCCACGCACCTGGTGCCATGCGCACCGGCGTGCGGCAGCAGACCATGCCGATGTTGTTCAACCACGACCGCAACGACTTGCTGGGCGTGGTGGAGTCCATCGAAATTGGCGAAGACGCCACCGGCCGCGCCACCGTGCGCTTTGGCAAGGATGAGCGCGGGGCCTGGGCCATGGGCCAAGTCAATGACGGCATCCTGGTCAATGTGTCCTTTATGTACCGCGTCTTCAAGTGGCTTGAAGACACCGAGGCCGACACCATCACTGCGGTGGATTGGGAGCCCTACGAAATATCGCTGGTCACTGTGCCAGCGGACCCCACCGTTGGAGTTGGCCGCGAGGCCAGCGCTGACGTTGCAAACGGCGTGCAACTCCAACGAGAAGCAGTCGATCCCCCCGCGCCTGTGGCGCAACTTTCCCCCGTTCATCAACCTCAGGAGCAATCTATGAAATTCCGTCAATTCCGCCTGCAAGAGCAGGTTAAGGGCGATGCCGCCCCCGCAGGTGGTGGCCAAGCCACTGGCACCACCATCGAAGCCAATGACATCAGCAACGGCACATCCAGCCGCGCCGCCGGTACCGGGCAAAACCCGGCCCTGGCCGAGCGCGATCGCATGACCGAGATCGATGCGCTTTGCAAAAAGTACGACCTCAGTGGTGAATTGCGCATGCAAATGATCCAGCGTGGTGCCACCATCGAGCAGGCCCGCCTGACCGCTGCAGACGTGGTGCTTGAACGCGCCCGCAAGGCTGGTGCCCCGGTGGTCGACTTCGGCGACACCAACAACCCCGACCTGACCAGCAAAGAAAAGGCCCGCTACAGCATGATCCGCGCTGTGAACGCTGCCATCACTGGCAAGTGGGATCAGGCCGGTTTCGAGCTGGAGTGCTCCAACGAAATCGCCAAACGCACCGGCCGTGTAGCCTCTGACAAGATGGGCTTCTTTGTGCCGACCAACCTGCGTGCAGCCTATACGGTTGGCACAGCGGGTTCAGGCACCACGGGCGGCACTATGGTGGCCACCAACTTGCTGGCTGGCAACTTCATCGAAGTGCTGCGCAACAAGGCTCGCGTGATGCAACTGGGCGCGACAGTCCTCTCAGGCTTGGTGGGCAATGTGGACATTCCGCGTCAAACTGGCCAGACCAGCACATTCTGGGTGGCTGAAGGCGTGGACACCACCGAAGCTGAAGCCACCTTTGACAAGGTCAGCCTGTCCATGAAGAGCATTGGTACCTGGAGCTTGATCACCCGCAACATGCTGATGCAGGCCACGCCTGACATTGACATGATTGCCCGCGCTGACATGCTGGCTGCGATGGCTTTGGGCATTGACCTGGCTGCGCTCTCTGGCGCGGGCACAGGTGCTACACCGCGCGGTATTTCCAACGTGTCGGGCATTGGCTCGGTGGTGGGTGGTACCAACGGCTTGGCTGTGAGCATTGACAACTACATTGACCTGGAAACCCAGGTCACTGCGGCCAATGCGCCTGAAACCAACCTGGCTTACCTGACCAATGCCAAGGTGGTTGGCAGCACCAAAAAGCTGAAGTCCACCACCGGCCAATACCTGTGGACTGGCTCTGCAGTGGGTGCCCAGTCTGGCACGCCAGGTGAGATCAATGGCTACCCTGTGGCCCGCACTAACCAAGCCCGCTCGAACCTCACCAAGGGCACCAGCACCGGTGTGTGTTCCGAGATTTTCTTTGGCGCCTGGAGCGAGTTGCTGGTGGGCGAGTGGGGCGTGCTTGAGATTGTGCCCAACCCCTACGCGGCTGAAGCCTACAAGAGCGGCGGCGTGATGCTGCGTGCCCTGCAGTCGATTGACCTGGGCGTGCGCCATGCGGCGTCGTTTTCCGTCATGTCTGACGCACTCACACCCTGATTTGCTGGTGTAGTTCCCTGGCCCTCGCGCTGCTCTGGTGCGGGGGCTTTTCCCCCTTCATTTTTTAATTTAAGGAGCCTCTCATGGCTAAGAAATACATTGTTCGGGACGGCTTTATCGTCTTTCTGGAAGTCACCGGCCCCAAGGGCGACAAGTACGAGCGCACCTATACCAGCGGCGAAGAAGTCACGCTGGAAGACGACGAAGCGGCCAAACACCAGCACAAGCTGGAATTCGCCAACCAAAAGGACCGCGACGCCGCTTTGGCTGCAGAGAAGGCCGCCGCCCAGACCGCTACAGCCGCCACCGATCCGGCCGTGCTGGTGCAAATGCTGGTAGCTGCTTTGGCACAAGCCCAGGGCGTTGTACCGGCCCCTGCAGCGGCCTGATTGCGCTAGGCCTGCCCCATGTTCGCAGCTGACGCACAAACCTTTCTGGTTGACTTTGGTGACGCCATGAGCTGGACCCCCAGCGCCGGTGGCACCACGGTCAGCAGCCTGGTACTTTTTGACGAAGGTGACGCGGGTGCCGATGGCGGCAATCACATCAGTCGGGAGTACACCCTGACGCTGGAAACAGCCACCTGGGTTGGGCTGAAGCGTGGCGAGCAGGTGGTGGTCTACCGCAATGGTGTGAGCGGCGTGTACAAGCTGCGCACTGATCTGGCACAACAGGATGACGGTGTGTTCAGCACCGTCAAACTTACCAAGGTGTCCTGATGGCGACCGTGCTGAGTCAGATCCTGGACCGCTGGGACGTGCTGCTCAAGGCCAATGTGCCGGTGGGCTGCTCGGTGTTTCGGGAGCGCACCGAGGCCGAGAGCCGCGCAGAGGCACCGTCTGTGAACGTCAAACCCATGGAGGCGGCCATTGAATCATTCAGCCGCGAGATGGACGTGCACCAGGTCACGCTTGAGGTACGCATTTACGTGCGTGCTGAGCCGCCCACACCGAGCGCTGAAGTGGTCCATGCATCGTTTCACGGCGCTGTGATGGATGACGCCACGCTGCAAACCCTGGTGGAAAGCACCCGCATTGAAGCATCCAGCTTTAACGAGGTCGAGGCGGATGTCACCGCGCTGGATAAAACCAGCCGGTACCGCGTGACCTACCTGATCCCCAAAAACACTTTATAGGAGTCTTCCATGACCACCAAACAGAAATTCGGCGTAGGCGTGCTGATTGCCACCAGCCGCACTGACGCATCGGGCGTTGCACTGGCAGTGCCGCAGTCGTACCGCATCGGCATCCTGCAGGACATTTCCACGGACTTCAGCTTTGAATCCAAACCCTTGTATGGCGCTAACCAGCTCCCGGTCGACCAAGGGCGCGGCAAAGCCAAGCTGGCATTCACTGCCAAAACGGCTGACATTAACGCTGTGGCCTTGGCGGCCTTGCACTTTGGCATTACCCCCACAGTAGGCGTGAAGTTGCCGCAGCTTGACTGGGCTGGCACGGTGCCCACCACGCCATTCCAGTTGACACCTACCTACCCCAGCACCGGCACGTTTGTGGCTGACCTGGGCGTGATGGACACCGCTGGCAACAACTTTACGCGCGTGGCCAGTGCGCCAACCACGGGGCAGTATTCGGTATCTGGCGTGGGCGCGTACACCTTTGCTGCTGCAGACACGGGTAAGGCAGTTTTGATCAGCTCTGAATACAGCGCAAGCACCGGCGGCATCATTGTGCCGATGAGCAACCAGCTCATGGGTTACAGCCCGAGCTTCTCGACCATCCTGTACAACGACAGCAAAGGCAGCAAACTGGCGCTGAAATTGAACAATTGCCAAAGCGACAAGCTGGCTCTGCCCTTCAAAAACGAAGACTTTGTGATTGCCGACTTTGGGTTCATGGCCCTGGACGACGGCACGGGTTCTGCAGGGTACTGGTGCCAGACATGAGTGAGCGCGTGATGATTCCCGGCGTTAAATACGACTTTGGCGGGGGTCGGGTGTATGTGATTGCGCCCCTGTCACTGGGTGCCCTGCAGATCATGCAGGACCGCCTGGCGCAGTTGCCAACCCTCAACAGTATTGACCCGTTGGCCGTGTCGACCATGATCGAAGCGGCCCACATGGGGCTCAAACGCAACTACCCCGACATCACCGTTGAAGAGGTTGGCGAGCTGATCGATTTGTCGAACATGGCCGAGGTGTATGAATGCCTGCTGGATGCGGCTGGCGTTAAGCGCAAGGCACAAGAGGCTGCAGCGGGAAACGCGCAGGCGAAGAGCCAATCAGTTGGGCTCGACTCTTCGCCCGAATTTGCGCCAACACTGGCTGGACTTGGGACTACGTCAGAGCCCACGTAGACCTGCCCACATTGCGGGCGCTTGAAGACGAGTGGCGCGAGCACCCGCCGGTGCATTACCTGGTGGCTACTCACCTGGACTACAAACCCGCATCGCCCCCAGAGCCGGACGAATCTGAGAGTGGTGACAGCTCGCCCGCTGGCGGTCGACCAGAGTGGCTCTCAGGCATGGGCAAGAACCTGCCCGCGCCCGAAGGCCTGACCCACGCCACAACCCCTGAAGAAGCCCTGGCATCGCTGGAGCGCATGTTTTTTGGAGAAGTAAATGGCTTCTGACGGCAAAGACTACAAGACCGACATCACCGCCGACCCGTCGCAGTTCGAGGCCGGCATGAAGAAGGCCGCCAAAGCCGCGGCTGATGCCAGCAAGTCGATCGACACCGAGTTCAAGCGCATTGGCGACACCTTCAGCTCCATCACCAAATATGTGGCAGGGTTCACCGCCGTGCTGGCCGGCGGTGGGGCGCTCAAGAAGTTCATCAGCGATGCCAATTCGTGGAACAGCGAAGCGGGCAAGATGAGCAAGCAGTTGGGTATTACCACTCAGCAGGCAAGCGTGCTGAATGTGGCGCTGAATCACCTGGGCATTGAGTCCAGCGTGTACACCGACGCGGCCATGAAGATGAGCAAGAACATTCAGAGCAACGCGCAAGCGTTTGAGGTGCTGGGTGTCAAGACGCGCGATGCCGCAGGTGCTTACCGTCCGGTGACGGAGCTGATGGGTGAAGTCAATCAAAAGTTGATTGCCATTAAAAACCCGATTGAGCAAAACATTGCTGGCCAGCAGGTATATGGCAAGGGCTGGGCCGAGGTGCGCAGCATCCTGAAGCTGACCACCGGCGTGATGAGCGAGGCCGAGATCCGCGCCAAGCAGCTCGGTTTGATCGTTGGTCCTGAAGGTGTGGCCATGAGCAAGCAGTACAGCGAACAAATGCGCGACCTGAACTTGGTTGGCAAGAGTCTGGAAATGCAGTTTGGCAATGCACTTTTGCCAACCTTTACCCGCATGGGCAAGTTCATGAGCGAAGAAGGCCCCCAAATGGGCCAAGTGTTTGCCACGGTGCTCGAAGGCATTGGCTTTGCGGCTGGTGCTGTGTGGCTGGCCTTGAAAGACATGGGCGACTCGATAGGCGCTCTGGCTGCGCAAGGTGCAGCTTTGCTCAGTGGCGACCTGGAAGGTGTTAAAGCCATTGGCAAGGCGCGCGACGAAGAGTCCGCCAAAAACGAGGCGGCCTATGAGCGCATGAAAGCCAACTTTGGCAAGCCGATAGCACCTGCAATAGGCAAGGCAGAGTCGGCTGACCAGGGGCCGCAGTACCACTTTAAGCAAAAAGCAATGGATGCTGAAGCGACTGGCCCTGCCGCGCCGTCGCGCATGGGTGAATGGGAAGCCAAGTTGTCTGAAACCAAAGCAGGCCTTGAGCGCCAGGGCATGCTTGAAGGCCAGTACCGTCAGATGAGTGCGGCCGATGAGTTGAAGTATTGGGCGCAACTCAAGATGCAAAAAGGCCTGAGCGATCAGGAGCGTATTGCGCTGAGCCGCAAGACTGCTGAGTTGGAGATGGCCGGCATCAAGAACGATTTCGAGGTGAAGGTGGCCACGCTGCAGGTCGAGGCGGCAGCCTACAAGAACAACACGCAAGAGCGCATGCGCATCGAGCTGGAGATTCAAAGCAAGTACCAGGCTGGTACCAAGCAGTACGAAGAGTCGGCCAAGCGCATTGTTGAAATCAAACGCCAGGCGGCTGAGCAAGAGCGTGCCATTGATGAAATGAAGGTGCAGTCCGGGCGTGACGCCCAACTGCAAACCATCGCCTTGGAAGAGCAGACCATACAGACCGCAGCGCAGCTTGGTCTGCTGTCACAAGAACAGATTTTGGCCGCGCAGATGCAGTTTGAAGATCGCCGCAACGCGATCAGTCGACAAGGTTTGTATGACCGGCTGACCATTGCCGAGCTTGACCCGGATAAAAACAAGGTTGAGATTGAGCGCATTTTTTCAGAGATTGAAAAGCTGGAACAGGCACACCAGTTGCGGCTGGGCCAGATCAGATCGGCGGCGGTGGTGGAGCAGGCCAAGTACAGCACGCAATTTTTTAACAGCTTGCAGGGTGACCTGCAGACCTCGATCAAGAACGTGCTGACGGGCACGCAGACGCTGAGCGCGTCGTTCAAGAGCCTGTTTGTGTCCATGGGCCAAACACTGGCGCAGGTGGCGGCCCAGATGGCGGCAACCTGGCTTATGACCCAGTTGAAGATGCGCTTGTCATCCAAGCAAACGGCGCTGTCTGAGACCAACAACAACGCCGTTGCAGCTGCGGGTGGTGCTTATAAGGCGGTGGTGGGCATACCCATCATCGGGCCGATATTGGCGCCTGCAGCGGCTGCGGTGGCTTATGGCGGGGTAATGGCGTTTGGGGCGTCGGCCTCGGCTGCAGGTGGCTATGACATACCCGGCACCATCAACCCGATTGTGCAGACGCATGCCCGCGAGATGATTTTGCCCGCCAAGCTGTCAGACACGATTCGGAATATGGCGGACCAGGGGCAGGGCCTCGGCAGTGGTGGTGGCGACATCCATATTCATGGGTCACCCAACGACTCAATCCAGCTCAAGGATCTGCCTGCAGTTCTGCAAAAACTCAACCGCAACTTTCACTTTGTGGGTGCGAGGCGATGAGTCAAGAAATATTTCCTTCCATGCCGGGTCTGCAATTGCCAATTTCGCGCACGCCCATTTGGAGTACGACGTCAAAGTCCTCTGTTAGTGGGAGGCGCTACGCCTTCTGCAACTACAGTTACCCCCGCTATAAGTTCAAGCTGTCCTACTCTTTTTTACGGCAGCGGGGCATTCTTATCGAGTTAGCCACCATGGTGGGGTTCTTCAACGCTCGCGGTGGAGACTTTGACTCATTCTTGTTTTCCGATCCTGATGATTCCGCCGTCACGTTGCAGGTCATTGGTTTGGGCGACGGCAGCAATAAGCTGTTTCAACTGGTGCGGACCTTTGGCGGCTTTGTGGAGCCGGTGTATGACGCCAACAGTGCGCCACAGATTTACCTCAATGGTGTGCTGCAAACCCTGGGCAGCAACTACACCATCAGTGCCACGGGCCTGGTGACGTTTGTTGCTGCACCGGGTGCCGGTGTGTTGGTGACCTGGACGGGTACCTATTACCGACGCATGTGGTTCTCACAGAGCTCGGCCGAGTTTTCCAAGTTCATGAGCAACCTGTGGGAGCTCAAGACTATCGAAATCGAAAGCTGGAAGTCATGAGAGTGCCATCTTGGGAAGTTTCCCCCGGCGCGCTGCTGGCATTTCTCAGTAGCGGTACAAAAACCCATAAAGCCGATTTGTTCACATTCACCACGCAGGCTGGCGTGCTGTTGGCGCGTTACACGGCGGCGGATATCACATCGACGGTCAACGGGGTAACTTATGGAACCGGACCGATAGTTTCACGCAGCCAGACTCGACTGAACGTTGGCATCACCGTGGATACCATGGATGTGGTGCTGGCAGCTGATGCGTCGGTGACGATCAATGGTGTGCCGTTGCTGGTGTTTATTGCAGGCGGTGGCCTGGATGGCGCACGGTTGTCGCTTGACCGAGCATTTGCAACTGCCCCGGGCGCGGCCTGGATCGGCTCTCTGGCGCTGTTTAACGGCCGCGTCAATGAGGTGGTGGCATCGCGCTATGAAGCGAGCCTGACGGTCAATAGCGACAGCGAGCTGCTAAACGTCAACATTCCGCGCAACGTGTACCAGCCCAGCTGTTTGAACACGCTTTATGACGCTGCCTGTGGCGTGACGCGCACTGGCTTTGCGGTGAACGCGACCAGTGCGACAGATGCGACCCTGACGTCGTTCAACTGCAATACCGGGCTTGCAGGTGGGTACTTTGATCTGGGCTTTGCGGTGTGCAATACCGGCGCGAACGCGGGCATTCAGCGCACCATCAAAATGCACACGGGCGCGTCGCAGACCATTACGACGATACAGCCCTGGCCCGCTGCTGTGGCCATTGGCGACACCTTCACGTTGTACGCTGGCTGCGACAAGACCAAGGCAAGCTGCACGACCAAGTTTGCCAATGCGGCACGGTTTCGGGCGTTCCCATTTATCCCGGCGCCGGAGTCGGTTACATGATTGACCGCGCAGCTATCGTTGCCGAGGCGCGCACCTGGATGGGTACGTCGTACCACCATCACGGCCGTATCAAGGGTGTGGGTGTTGACTGCGCGCAATTGTTGTGCGCCGTGTATGAGGCGGTTGGCATTGTGGACCACGTGGAGACCGGGTTTTATCCGGTGGAGTGGCACCTGCACCACAGTGATGAGCTGTTTTTGGCGTGGCTTGACAAGTACGCGCACAGCGTCGATGTGCCGCAACCAGGTGACGTGACCGTGTGGAAGTACGGCCGCTGCTTCTCGCACGGCAGCATCTGCACGGGTGACACGTTCATCCATTCGTACCTGCACCTGGGCGTGATTGAATCCCGCGCCACTGAAGAGCCATTGCAAGGCCGTGAGTGCCTGAATTGGAGTTTTGAGTAATGAGCGGCAATACCACCATCAGCACGAGTGAGAGCCGCATTGAAGCGCTTGCGCTGCAAAGCTCGGCCTATGGTGTGACCATACCCGTGTTGTATGGCGTGAACCGCATCAGCGGGAATTTGATCTGGTACGGCGACTTCAAGGCCATACCGCACACCACCAGCCAGAGCAGTGGCGGCAAGGGCGGCGGTGGTGTCAACCAGGTGTCGACCACCTACACCTATTCGGCCTCTGTGATGATGGGTCTGTGCGAGGGCGAAGTCATTGGTGTGAGCCAGATCTGGAAGGCCAAGAAACTGTACAGCGGTGGCGTGACGCCTGTACAAATTCTGACTGCGACTGAGAGTTATGTGATACCCGTTGGCGGCGGGACGTTCACAGTGGCCCATGTGGGCGCCTTCGCAGCTAAGGGAACTGTCGCCGTTCACCATGCGACCGGCGGCGGGAAAAGTGGCTTTGCGCCATTTGATGAGTACTTGGTCGAAGACGTTGACTACACCGTGACCCGTGGCGTGTACGTGTTCAAGTCTGACACCTGGGCCATAGGGCAGACCGTTAGCATTGCCTACCAATACACCAGCGGCGGGGCGTCGCAAACGTCGCTGCAGCAGTTGTCTCTGTCACTGGCGACCGGTGCAGTGGGTCAAGCGACTTGGCCGTACCTGTACACCTTTACCCCAACGGGTGGCAGCGCCGGGGCGCAGGCTGTGGGCTATTCAGGCACCGCATACGTCTATGCGCAGGACTACAACCTGGGCTCAAACGGCACCGTTGATAACCACAGCTTTGAAGTGCAGGGCACGCAGGCGTACAGCATTGCGTCGACTATTCCTGATGCAAACCCGGCACTCATTGCGTTCGATTTGTTGACCAGCACGCGCTATGGGGCAGGGTACAGCAAGGGCGGCATCTATGACCTGGCAGATTGGTCGAGCTATTGCCTGGCCAGTGGCATAGTGCTTTCGCCCGCGCTTGAGCAGCAGATCCAGGCCAGTGCGTTTGTTACGCAAATCTGTGCTGTCACCAACACCGCGCCTGTGTGGACTGGTGGCAAGCTGAAATTCATCCCCTACGGTGATACGGCACTGACGGCGAACGGTGCCACCTTTGCGCCCAACGTGACGCCGGTGTATGACCTGACCGACAACGACTTCATTGCCGACGCGGGCAGCGACCCGATTCGAGTGACGCGCAAGCCACAAAGCGATGCCTTTAACCACATTCGTGTGGAGTTCTTAAACCGGGGGAATTACTACAACGTTGATATTGCTGAAGCCAAAGACAGCGCTGCCATAGACGCCTTTGGCCTGCGCAGTGCGGACGTGTTGCAGTGCCATTGGATATGCACCGCGCCCATTGCGCAAGCCGTGGCGCAGTTACTGTTGCAGCGCTCGGTCTACATTCGCAACACCTACGCATTCAATTTGCCATGGACTCGGGCGATGCTGGAGCCGATGGACCTGGTGACGCTGACCGACAGCGGATTGGGGTACAACAAACTGACGGTGCGGGTGACTGAGGTGTCGGAATCTGAGTCGGGCGACTTGGCTTTGACTGCCGAGGATTTTCCAGTAGGTGTGGCGCACGCTGCCATTTACCCCGCGCAAGTAAGTGCAGGATTCCAGCACAACTACAACGCCGCACCCAGCAGCGTGAGCGCTCCGACGATTTTTGAGGCACCAATCCAACTCACCACGACCGGCCTGGAAGTCTATGCCGCCGTGTGGGGCGCGGGTGCGCTATGGGGCGGCTGCCGCGTGTGGGTATCGCTTGACGGCACAACCTACAAAGAGTCGTCAATCCTCTACGGCCCATCTCGCTACGGTACCATTACCGGGCCGATCAGCGCAGGCACGCTACCCGTGCAAATCAGCGCTGGCCAGCTCATCAGCGGCAGCGCGGCAGATGCTGCCAACCTGGCAACGCTTTGCTACGTGGGCGGCGCGTCGCCTGAGTATTTCGCATACACCACCGCAACGCTGACTGGCACGGGCGCGTACACCCTGGGCGGACTGAACCGCAACGCGTACCTGACTAACCAAGCGAATGGCAATCACGTTGCCGCAAACTCGTTTGTGCGCGTTGATAAGGCAATTGCAAAGTCAGGCCCGCTCGACCCTGCGTTGATTGGTAAAACCATCTATTTGAAGTTCACCAGCTTCAATATTTATAACGCGTCCGAAGAAAGCCTTGCTAATGTGACTGCGTACCCATACGCCATCACTGGCGCAATGCTTTTGCTGCCGCCAAGCAACGTCATCGGATTCACTTCCGCGATTGGGCCATCTGGCATAAGTCTTAGCTGGACTGACATCGCCGATGTGGATCGAATGGATTATGAAATCCGCCAGGGTGCAAGCTGGGCATTGGGCATGCAGGTCACCCGCACCGCGACCCTAGACTACCAAATAGCTCCCAAAACTGCAGGTTCTTATACCTATTGGATTGCCGCCCGTGACAACTATTTGAACTACAGCCCAACGCCTGTAAGCACCACAGTGACTGTTGTGGCTTCGAGCGCCCCTGCAATCACCTACGCCATCAGCGGCCCAGACGAATACCTGACCTGGACCATACCCGCCAGTGGCTTTGCGGTAGACCGCTACGAGATCCGCGCGGGTGCAAGCTGGGCTGCAGGTGTGTTTGTGGACACGACCAAGGCCACAGGATTCAAGCGCAAGGTGGACTACGCCGGGGCCAAGACCTATTGGGTGGCGGCCATTGATGCGGCTGGCAATGTGGGCACGGCGGGCAGTGTGTCTGCCAATATCTCAGTGCCTGGTGCGGCCACCGGGCTGCTTACCAGTGTGGTGGACAACAATGCGCTGATCTATTGGGGCGCACCGGTGTCTGGAACCCTGCCGGTAGACCGCTACGAGGTGCGTCGTGGTGCGAGCTGGGCGTCAGGCACGGTGATTGGGTCCAACGGCAACAGCACGTTCACGACGTTTTTTGAGCAGCAGAGCGGGACATACACGTATTGGGTGTCAGCCATTGACAGCGCTGGCAATTACGGCCCAGCGGTCAGCACGGTGGCGTACATCAATCAGCCGCCGGACTACATCTTGCGGGCCAATATCAACAGCACGTTTGGCGGCACAAAAGTCAATGCAGTTGCCAATAGCGGCGGGTTGTTGCTGCCCGTGAATGCGACCGAAACCTGGCAACAGCACTATGTCAACAATGCATGGGCCAGCCCGCAGGCGCAGATTGCGGCTGGTTACCCGCTGTACATGGAACCAGGGCTGACCACGGCCAGCTACTCAGAGGTGATTGACTACGGCAGCACGCTACCTGCGACCAACATCATCGTCACGCTCAATTCAACGCCCGTGGTTGGCTCTGTGAGTGCCAGCTGCCAGATCCAGTACAGCAACACCAGCGCCACGGGGCCTTGGACCAATGGGCCAGTTGGTGCCACTGCGGTGCTTGCGTCCAATTTCCGCTGGGTGCAAGTGACTTACACATTCGCCTCTGCTGGGGGGGCGAATCTGCTGCAGATCAACGGCTTGAACATCTTGCTATCTGTGAAACAGCGCAATGACTCTGGTGCAGGCACGGTGAGCGTAGCGGCTACGGGTGCAGTGGTGACGTTTGGCTACCCATTTATCAGTGCGGACACACCCCTGGTGCAGCCGCAAGGTGCAACGCCCCTGATACCGGTAGTGGTGTACGCCGGTGGTGCAAATCCGACCGGGTTCACGGTTTACCTTTATACGCTGGCTGGTGCACTTACGACAGGCAGCTTTTCTTGGACAGTGAGGGGGTTCTGACATGGCAATTGATTTTTCGAAACCGGCTTTGACCGACGGCTATGCGGCGCTGATCCCTGCGCTGCAAACCGCAATCAATGACCTGGCGCGGGGGCTTGAGCCGACGTTGACTGGCACCAGCACAAACGTACCGACTGGAACTGTTCGCTGGAATGCGACTGCGAACGCTTGGGAGCGCTTTGGGGGCGCTTCATGGGGTCCGCTTGCCGGCTCCTACGCTATCAACATAAGCGGTTCCGCAGCCACAGCTGCAGCGCTGGTGCCAACGAACAACTACACGATCAATAGCCAACTGTCATTCAATGTCGGGGGATACATCGCTTCCAACGACGCCGCCTGGGGAATGATTTACAAACCGGCGGTCAATGGGTCGTCAGCGGCACATTTATGGACCCTTGCCTCCGGCGGATGGCTGGCCTCATTAAGCAGCTCTGGTACGTTTTCCGCCACGGCGTTCAGTGGATCTGGAAATGGGCTGACCGGATCCGCGCCCAGTCTGACTACTGGAACGGCAAATGCTCTGAACCCGGCAAATGCTTACTCTGGCACCACGTTCACGGCATCGGCGGGTTTTAATGGGCCTGGTAGTTGGCAAGTCAGCGCTACGAACTCAATCGACGTAAACGCGTCCCGGGCAGCTGGCCATTACGTTTCCTACGCATCTGCCGCTACAAATGCGCCAACTATTTCGGGGGTGCTTGTAAACGGATGTCACCTTCTCGGAGACGGTCTACAGATGTGGTCCGACTACAACTCCATTTGCAAGATGTGGATTCGGCGACGTTGGGGTGGTGCTTACACGCCTTGGGGAGAGCTGCTTTCGGAAAACTCGGTTGGGACTTACTCCGGGATCACCGCTGGGGCTGCATCTAACCTCACCGGAGGCAGTGGCGGCACCATCCCATATCAACAAGCGTCCGGCCTTACTGGGATGTCGGCGTCTGGGGCGGTGGGGCAATACCTGCAGTCCAACGGCCTCTACGCGCCAGTCTGGGTAACGCTGACCCCTTTTGCCAGCGGTCAGACGTGGCAAGACGTGACCGCATCTAGAGCGTTGTCCACAACGTACACAAATTCCACGGGCAAGGACATCATGGTGTCGGCCTGGTCCGTTGGGGCGATCAACACCTACGGGATTTATAGCGCAACAGTCTCTGGAACCGTGGTCGCGTCCAGTCCGCAAACCAACAGCTTCAACGGGTCGGCTCTGCAAGTGGCGCTCAACGGGGTCATCGTCCCCGCCGGGGCCACGTATTCGATTGCCGGGAATATCGGCTTGTCAAAGTGGTTTGAACTGCGTTAAAGGAAAGACATGAAGCACTTTAAAAAACCTGACGGCTCCGTGTGGGCGTTTGAAGATGATGGTTCGCAAGATGAGCTGATTACTGATGACATGGTGGCGATGAATGACGATGACGTAGCCGCCCACCAGAACCCAGCGCCTGATCCCGCCCAGGACACTTTGGCGCAGATTGCCGCCCTGGAAGCGTCTGTCACACCACGCCGGGTTCGGGAAGTGATTTTGTCGGGGAATCTTGGGTTTATTCGCAGCGTGGAGGAAGAAGTTGCGCGGCTGAGAGAGCAATTGAAAGAAGCGGTATGAAATACCTGATACCCCCATTAATTGGTTTTCTGATTATGTTTTTGAATATCTTTGCGCCGGTACTTGTGCTTGTTGCGCTACCTTTTGTCAAATGGGATTCTGAACCTACTGATGGAGTTGTGCGCGGTGATCTGCCTAATTGGCTGAGTTGGTTATCTACTCCTGACGAAAGACTGCCTGGGGGTTTGTATGAGCCTGCACACAAGGCACTTTATGACAAGTATGGCAAATGGATCGCA